ACCACTGTAGTGCTGATAAACTTACGATCGGTGTAGGTAGAAATATCGAAGAAGTTGGTATCACTGAAAGCGAAGCGATGTACCTTTTAGAAAATGATATTGTTAATGTTGAAGCACAGTGTCGTGCTAAGTTTACATGGTTCGAAAGTTTATCTGACCTAAGGAAAGAAGCGATAATAAATTTAGTTTTTAACATGGGTCTTTCTACTTTTTTGAAATTCGAAAAAACTATTGGCTACATTGAGCAAGGATTGTTTGAGCTTGCAGGCGGCGAACTTCTTAACAGTCGATATGCTCGTCAAGTTGGTCGTCGTGCTGTAGAGGTTGCAAATCAATTAGCTTCTGACAGCCAAGAATAACAACGTAAAAAAAGTCTGGTTGTTCATTAAACCACTTGTTCAAAGTAGCTCGAGACTTACCAGTAATATCTGATACCTGTCCCAAAGACTTTAAGCCAATCGATTTTGCGGTCATACTTGCAGTTTTTGCTTGCATAAGTTATTGATTTTAAAAGAAAAAAAGGTTATTGACATTATAACATATTAGCCTATAATTAATATATAGTAGCAGTGGGGCTACTACATTTCATATCAATTGCGTGAGGGCAATCAAATGTATATAGAAAACGATCAGTTCATTTTAGAAGATATTACAATCAACCAGATGTTCATTCTTGATAATATGTGTAACGAGTTATTGGGAAATGCTACATGCAACAACAAAAAAATGTTGATGGTATGTCAAGAGTATCTTGAAGCGATCAAAGATGAAGATCAGCTAACGAAACATGCTTGGTATTTAAGTCTGCGAAATATGCTTATCGAAAAAGTCCAAAACCTATTGCTCATTGAACATGATTTTAGTGTTGGGGTTGACCATGTAGTTTACTTTGCTGACTCATTTATCATTCTGCATGATGAGCATGTTCAGAAAGAAATCAAGTTACGTGAAAAGCGTCGTGTATATTCTAAAGCATACAGAGACAAGAAAAAGAGATTGTCTTTATAACTGAAGCATAACTGACGAGACCTCAATGGTCGAAACACCTCTTACGAGGTGTCTTATGCAAACAAAGCTGTGAGGGCAAACAAATGAAAAACGAAATACTATTCGAAAAGATAACTGACCAAGTGATAAAAAGTTTGGAAGGTGCAGGGCAGTGGTCTAAGTGTTGGGCTAATGTCTTAGGCAACGTACCGCATAATGGTGCAACTGGACATTGCTATTCTGGCATCAACTGGTTGCATCTTTCTTTAGCAGGTTATGAATCACCACAATGGCTAACCTTCAAACAGTTGACTGCTATGGGTGGATCAATAAAAGGTAAGAAAGGTGTAGGCTATAATGTTATTAGACCAGTACAAGGAACCTATGAAGATAAGCAAGGTGATAAGCAATCATTCTACACTTTGAAAAATTACACAGTTTGGAATGTAGAAGAAATCGATGGCTTGGATAAATCTAAACTTGTCGAGTACGATCCTTGTGAAAAGTTTTGGTGTGAAGAACAAGATATGGTTGCATCATTTAAAGATGAGCTTGGATTGAGTTTAGAGTTTGGCGGTAACACTGCTTGCTTTATTCCAAGTGCTGATCACATTAAAATGCCAAGAAGAAAAGCGTTTGAAACAGATAACCATTTCGATTCAACATTCTTGCATGAGCTTGTTCACTGGACGGGTCACAAGTCTAGATTAGATCGCTTAGATGATCGTAGCAAGCGTGGTTATGCTTTTGAAGAACTGGTCGCAGAGTTAGGTTCAGCGATGCTTGGAAGCATTGTGGGTCTACCCTATGAGGGCTTGCAACATGGCGAATATATTAAGAGCTGGCTAAAAGCATTCGATGGCGATATTAAATATGTTTATGATGCGTCTAAGGAAGCAAGAAAGGCTTGTGAATATATTATTGAAAACTCACCACAAACAATTTTCCAACCAAAGAAAGTAAATGAGGTGGCGGCATGAATATTAAAATAGGCGATAAATTCAAAGTTAAAGTGGGCAATGGCTTTGTTGACTTTGTTTGTTCAACAAGGGCATTAGATCACATTGTCTTAGCATCATATAAAGGGACAGTAACACTAGACAACTTCGAACTTAGTGAACAAATATCATTAGGACGTATTCAGAAAGTGGAACAAGACATTCCATTTGTTGATTGTTATGGAGATTCAAAAATAAAAGACGATGATTTCTTTCTCAGCATAACTGACGAGACTTGATTAGTCGAAACGCACCACAAGGTGCGTCTTATGCAAACATTAATTTATTATTGTGAGGGCAATGAAATGAACAAGATGGAAAAGGCAACAATCATAAATCACACTTATGAAAAAGTGTTGGGTAACATAAACGCACACTTGGCTGAAACTAATCAAAAAATGCCAAGAGCAGAAAGAAGAAAGGTAGCGAGAAAACTTTTCAAAGAAGGGCAAGGCGATTGCTTCAAGAACGAAAAGTATCAAGCGTTAGTTAGAGTTAATCCAGAAGATACTCTCTCACCAGATCCAGTTAATTTAGACCTCATTCACTTGTCTATTAAGCGGCTTGACAATGGAACCTCATTAGATTGGTCTGAACTGATGCAAATCAAAGATGAATGTGTTTCACCAGAATTTGATTGTATAATGATTTTCCCTGCTCAATATAGAATAGTAGATGCGGCTAATCAGTATCATCTGTTTGGTTTACGTGAGAAAAAAACTGGTGGCTATGTTCCAATGCAGATTGGTTGGTTTCCACATCCAATAAAAAATGGTAGCTTTGTAACTGAATAAAATTTTTTCATAATCTAATCTTTATAACGTGAGGGCAATACAATGATAGTAAAAAATAAACTAAGAACGAAGTCTTATGAAGTGATGTTTGGTAACAAACTAATGTTAGATACTGACTGCCAAGAAATAGCGAATGACAAAGCTATAGAATTAAAGTTAGACAATCTTCACACTGGCACACCAGTCATTGTTTATGAAAGACAACATACTTATTACAATGTAACTGTTTATATGGTGTATCGGGCTTTCGGTGGTCGTGAAGAAGGCGGCTGGTGGTACGATAAATCTTCACCAACACAAGAAACTTATTTTTTCAAAACAAAAGCAGATGCAGAGTTATTTGCTGATGAGTTAAATGAAAGTTTTAAAGGAAAGAAAGCACCAAGAAAATCTGGTTATGGTGACGATGATGGAGTTGATCCAGATGGTAATGGTGATGATGACTATCTTATGACTGGTGGTGAATGGGGTGAAGGTAAATATCGTGCCATAGTCAATTCAAAAGATGAAACACCATATTACCCACTTGAAACACCATACTACGAGTAGTCTGTTATGTACGCCACTGAATGGACTAATCAAATCTGGGAAAGCAATCTACCCAAGAATGCAAAGTTTATAGCCGTCTATCTTAGGCGGTTTTTGCATGGCGATAAGAGAACCTGCTATCCATCTAAAGCACGTATGATTAGAGAAACTGGAATGGGGAAAAAGACCATCAATGCCGCATTAAAAACTTTAGAGCATGAAGGTTACATTTCTATTTCTGTTTCAAAGGGTGGGTCATCAAATCGCTACACTATTGAACTAGGGTCAAATGACACCAGTGTCAAATCTACCCATAACGGGGTCAAAACAACCCTAGTTGACGGGGTCGAACTGACACCACTAAAAAGCAATACTAAAAAGCAATATAAAAAACAATATAATAAAAAGGTTGTTAAGAAAGATGCTTTTGAAAGATTGAAAGACAGAAGTTGGGCAGAAGGTTTAACCTAAACTTTTTATGTTACTTGTGCTATAATTTAGATGTGAGGGCATGCTTATGATTACAAAAGACGATCCAAACAGAGTTGATCCACCAGAAGAAGGTTCCATAGTTCCTTGGGACACAGAGAAGTGTGAACGTGTTCTATGGCGAGAATATATACTTCAAAATATTCCAACTGGTGGTCATCAAGATAAACCTATAGTTAGAGCTTTCGAAGAATATGTATCAGAAGATTTTCATGTTGATACTTTCAATCTTCGATCTTTGGTTTGTGCTTCGATTAAAGGCAACGTGGAAGAAATAGCTAAACTTTCAGAAGCGTTTGCTAAAGATAGATGCCATAGGTTCTGTAGAAATGAATATAACTGTGATCAGATACGAGATCAGTTTGATGAAAGACTTAACCCTTTTTATTCACCAAGCAATTACAGTGAGGAGTAATGCAATGAAAATTAAAGATGAACTTTTAAATCAAGAAGAAATAAATGGTCTGTTAAAAGACAATCGAGGTGACAATATGTCAGCCGCCCAAGAAGATGAATACAAGGACATGGTAATAACTGGTGACTTCAAAAAAATTCTTAAAGAATATTTGTTGCATAAGTACGTTACCAATCCTAGTTTACTGGACACTAATTTAATGCAGGAAATATCAGATATTATTGGAATGGAAGCTAAAGTCATTCTTGCTGATATTGTTATCGAGTTTTTAGAACAAGGTATCAAAAAGCCATTTTAGAAGTTAGCTAGTAGCACTCGCATCGGGTGCTATTATGGTAATTTTTATTAACTATATTGTGAGGGCAACCAAATGAAATATATTAATTGGAGATCATTAACAGAACCTTTTCACCACACAGAAGTTAAGTGGAGAGTTGGCTCTACTAGTCGTGATAAGTCAAAGGGGATTGCATTAGCTTATGTAGACGCTAGAGCAGTTATGGATCGATTAGACTTTGTACTTGGTGCAGAAAACTGGTCAGATGAATATACTGAAACACCGACTAATAGAATTATCTGTAAGTTATCTATCAACACACCGCAAGGTTGGATAACAAAAAGTGATGGTGCAGGTGCAACTACTTTTGAAGGTGAGAAAGGTGCCATAAGTGATGCCTTTAAACGTGCGGCAGTAAAGTTTGGTATAGGACGTTATTTATATGAGCTACCGACAGAGTGGATAGAGCTTGATAACGGCAGGTTAGCAAGGACACCCAACATACAAAAATTAGTACCTAACAAAAAGTTTAACAGTGCTTATTACTATGGTATGGCAGTCCAAAATAATTTTAATTCTATCTATGACATAAAAACTTTTTTAGCTCAAGGTGAGATAGATAGAGCCGCAGAAGCATGGTATGAGCTTAGTGAAGAAGATCAAATATCTATATACAGTAAAGCACCTACTCTTGGTGGAGTATTTACAATCGAAGAAAGGAAGCAGATAGATAGTCAAGAATTTAATTCATCTACGTTTGCTAGAGCAAAAAAAGAATCGTCATGAGTAAAAATATTTACTATTGTGATGACCAAACATTAATTAGTTTTAGTGGCGGTAGGACATCAGCGTTTATGCTTTATAAGGTATTAGAAGCACATGATGGTGTCTTGCCTAACCACGTGAAAGTATGTTTTGCAAACACTGGTAAAGAAATGCCACAGACATTAGATTTTGTAAATGAATGTAGTCAACAATGGGGTTGTAAAATTCACTGGGTTGAGTATAACGGCAGGAAAGCCAAAAAAAATTCTGATAAGTACGAATACTTTTTTAAAGAAGTAACTTTTGAAACTGCAAGTAGAAATGGTGAGCCGTTTGAAAAATTAATTGAAGATGTAGGTTGTTTGCCAAACCCACTTAGTAGATTGTGTAGTGGTCAGATGAAGATTAGAACAATACATAGGTTTCTTAAAACGCAGGGTTTTGAATCACCATACTTTGCTATGGTAGGTATTCGGGCAGACGAATCTAGAAGGGCTAGGAAGTTAAAAGGTAAAATTTCAGAAGGTTCAGAAAAGTTACTGCCGTTATACGAAGATGGAATATCAAAACAAGACGTAGGCAACTTCTGGAAAAAATATAATTTTGACCTTAAGCTACCAAACAACAATGGCGTTACTGATTGGGGTAACTGCGATCTATGCTTTTTAAAAGGAAGGTCAAAAAGACTATCTATTATTAGTGAGAAACCAGAACTAGCAGACTGGTGGATAGAACAAGAGAAAAAGCAAAAAGATTATTTTAATAGGTTAGAGCTAGGCTATGAAAAATTAAAAATAATAGCTACTGATCAAAATAATTTAGACTTCGGTAATGATGATTCTATATCTTGTTTTTGTGGAGATTAATCAACTATCTTATGGGGGTAAGTATGAAAAAGAAAGTTAAAAAACTTTGGAAAGGTAACATGGTTACTGTTCGTGACTATGAAGTAGCTAAGTGTCTTAGACTGCAACAACCAATGCAAATTTATTTCAACGATGAATGTATGACTGTTGATGTAAAGCGGTTGGAAAGATTACAAAACAGTGGACAGTTTTTTAAGTCTAAAACTGGTGGACAAGATTACAATCTAATTGATTTATTCTGGGAGCCAGATATAATAAATGATATGCAACACACACTGCTTTGAGAGGGCTATATTATGAAAGACATTAATAGATGCGGTATATGGCGTAACGAAAACAAACAAAGTGAAGATGATCGTAAGCCACACTTCAAAGGTAAGTTTATTGATAGTAATGGAGACTTACAACATATAGCTTTATGGAAAACGTCCAAAGAATCTCTAGAAGAAAATCCTAAAAGACCACTTTTACATTGTCAGATTCAATCTGATTCTGAAGTGCAAAAGTTTAAGCAGAAAGAATATGAAAAAGGTATGAAAGGTGTTAGGCAGGTTCTTAGCAATGAAATGCCATCGCCACCACCGCCACCACCCGCACTAGAACCAGTTATAGACTATGAGGACGACATACCCTTTTAAAGGCTCGCTACATCTTTGCCCTCACAAAGCAAGGCGAGTGATTGTACAACCCCACCCGTACAATCCTAGTTGGGTAGCTCTAGCTAAAAGCTATCAACTTATTAGAGGTGAAGGAAAATGAAAGATAACAAACCAAATTCAACTGATCTAGCTTTATGGCTTAAAGAATGTCCTTTTCCAACTAAAGAATTAAGTTTTTATGTTGATGAAGATTTAATAAACATAACGCTTGGTTATCCAGAAAATAATTACGAAGCAGTCAAGGCAGAGATTGAGCAAGATTGGTTAATTAAAAACAACATGGAAAGCGTACACTAGAATGACAGAGTGGATAATAGATAAAACAAACAAAAGTGTAGCAGGTGAGTTAATAGCTTACATTCGAGTTTGTTTGCAGAAAGATGAGCCAATTAAAGTTACAGCAAAAAGATTTTCAAAACGATCACTAGATCAGAATGCACTGTTTCATGTCTGGTGTGAGCAGTATGCAAGCCACCTAACCAAACAAGATTTAAATACACTTAATTACGAACACAGAAACAAACTCATCGATGAGATGAAGATTAGTGCCAAAAGAAAGTACTACGCACAAACTGGAAACAAATATGTGCTTGAACAGAAGAAAGATTTATTTACTGGTAAAGAGCATACGTTTGCTAAGTCAACAAGAGATTACGATAAGTCTGAAATGTATCACTTTATGGAATGGCTACAAAACATAGCCGCAGAAGATGGTTTGATATTGGAATCTAAAGGTGAGTACGAATCTATGAAACTGGAACAAAATAAATAATGCCGCAGTCACTAAGGTCACAAGCTCTAACTACACTACAAAAATTAGTTAGAATTAAAGCGGCTGATGATCAAGGATATTGCACTTGCATAACTTGTGGGTGTATAAAAAAATGGAATGATGGAATACAAGGCGGACATTACATACCTAAAGGTTCTAGTTCTTACTGGGCATTAGAAGAAGAAAACGTACACCCACAATGTAATGGTTGTAATAATTTTGGAATGCGTAATGGCGATGCGGCACAACTTTATACGCTTTATATGATCGATATGTATGGCAGGGACTTTGTTGAAGAAATGCACAGACAAAGAAAAAAGGTTAGGAAGTATTACGCTAATGACTACAGAGAAATGATTGCTACATGGAGAGAGCAGATAGCTGAACATGCAAAAAGGATAGGAGAATGAAAGAGAGATATTTAGCAGAAGATAATGTTGCGGCAGATATTATCTATTGTGTATTAGAATTACTAAAGTGTACTGATAACGAATTAGACTACATGGATTTTATAACTGATCAAGAATTTTACGAAAGGTACCAACATGAACATTAAAGAAAAGTGCTTAGAAAAAATCAGCCATGTAAATCAATATAAGTTTTCTATATTGCCAGTTCGTTATTATGGAGAAACTGACGTATGCGATAACTACATTGGTTCTTACTTTTTGGTGAGTAGCGGCAAAGGATTCAAACTAGCTCAAAGGTGTGGCAGGAATGGTGAGTACAATATAATTACGCATTCTACTAGCCTAAAAGCTCTGTCAAGCATTTTGGATATTCTAAATAACTGTTTGCTAGAAAATCAAAGAAGAATGAGAGCAGAAATAAATAGTGTCAAATTTCAACACGAACAAGAGATAGAGCAAAAAGTAAACAAACTACTTGAAGAAAAACATTCTATACTTTTAAGAGAAGTTAAAGAATGGAAAGAGAAATACAAAACTGCTGACCAAAAATTATACGAATTGAGGAATGCAAGGAACAACATGAAAGCGTATGTAAAAAAACACTTTAAACTCTAGTGAGGTTGCTTTATTGCAAATAAATTGAAAGTACATTACTCATCTAGCAAATATTTTCAATTAATTAGTCTCTGGTTTATAATCATTCTAATTGGAAGTTAAGTGTTAAAAATGTTTAGTATGTTGATAATGTCTACTACTTAAAAGGTTAGTCATGGCTAGAGAAAAGATAGAGTTTAACTTAGATAATCTTGAAAGGTTGTGTGCATTGAACTGTACGCATAAAGAGATAGCCGCTTATTTCAATATCAGCACAAAGACTTTACAAAGAAGGTTGGCAGATGATGAGGAGTTTGCACAAGCTGTAGAGCGTGGACAAGCTACTGGTATGTTATCGCTTAGAAGAATGCAAATGAAAACAGCAGAAGATGGCAACTCAACAATGCAGATATGGTTAGGTAAACAAATACTCAATCAGACTGATAAACAAGAGATAGACAACTACAATCACAACGATGCAGTTAAGATTGAGATAGTCAATCCAGATGGCTAAACTTTATCCAACTTCACCGCAATTCAGATACATAAACTCTACAGCCAAGTTTCCTGCCCTTGTCGCAGGCTTTGGAGCAGGAAAGACAGAAGCCGCAGTACAAAGATGTATTATAGGCAAGCTAAGAAACCCTACAACTAATAGGGGCTTTTACGAACCCACTTACGATCTTATCCGCATGATTGCTTGGGATAGATTCGAAGAAGTTCTTACCAATTTAGAGATACCTTACAAGCTCTACAAGTCACCGCTTAATTACATTGATCTGGGAAGGTTTGGGCAAATAATATTTAGATCGATGGAGAACGTACAAAGAATCATTGGGTATGAACATGCTGATGCTGACATTGACGAATTAGACACACTTAAAACAGAAGATGCAGGTGCGGCTTTTAGGGCAATATTAGCTCGCAACAGACAAGTTAAGCCATCGGGTGAACCAAATACCATTGGTGTAACAACAACGCCAGAGGGCTTTAAATTCGTCTACCAAACGTGGGCAAAAGATCCTAAAGATGGCTACGTAATGATTAAGGCACCTACTTCAAGCAATCCGCATCTACCAAAAGATTATCTAGACAATCTTAAAGCAATATATCCTGCACAACTTTTAAACGCTTATGTCAAAGGTGAGTTTGTTAATCTTACTCAAGGAACAGTATATACTGGTTACGACAGAGAAAGAAACGCTAGTACAGAAACTATACAGCCTAACGATCAATTATTTGTTGGTATGGATTTCAACGTAACGAATATGTCAGCAGTAATTTATGTTGAGCGTAACAATCAGTGGCATGCTGTAGAAGAACTAAGTGGCATTTACGATACACCTACAATGATAAATACATTGCGAAGTAACTGGTTAAATCATTCGATACGAGTTTATCCAGATGCGAGTGGTGGAAGCAGAAAGACAGTGAACGCTAGTATATCTGACATTAGTTTATTGGAATCAGCAGGGTTTGACATAAGAGTTAATAGCAAGAATCCTTTTATCAAAGATAGAGTATTAGCCGCCAATAGTGCATTCAGCTCAAAAAGTGTTATGATAAATAGTTATAAATGTCAAGACTTAGCTAGTAATTTAGAACAATTGAGCTATGATAGTCATGGTAATCCAGATAAGAGTAGCGGATTAGATCATTTATGTGATGCGGCAACTTACCCAATCGCTTATGAGTTGCCTATAAATAAACCTATTGCGGCAGTGCCGTTTAAGTTCGTGGTATAGAATTATGACAGTAGATACTAGAAATCCAGAATATGAGCAGTACATCGATGAATGGAAAAGAGTGAACGATTGTTGCGAAGGGCAAAGAGCAATCAAAGTAGCAAGAGACAAATACCTAAAACCAATGGAAGGGATAACGACAAACGATAGCCGTTATAAAAATTATTTAGAGCGAGCCTGCTTTGTAAACTTCACTGGCAGAACAAAAGAAGGTTTAAAAGGTTCACTCTTTCGTAAAGATCCAGAGATGGATATACCAGAAGGATTAGAATACTTACTAGATAACGCTGATGGTGCAGGTGAATCATTAATAAGTTTGACTAAAGATTTAGCAGGTGAAGTAATCTCTAAAGGTAGATTCTGTTTGTTGGTTGATTTCCCTTCTGTAGAATCTGGCTTGACATTAGAGCAAGAGCAAGCACTAGAACCAAGAGCTTGTATCAATCGCTACACAGCAGAAAACTTTATCAACTGGAATGTTAGTAACATCGGTGGTAGAAAAATTTTAACGATGGCAGTTTTAAGTGAACCTTATGACGCAGATACAGATGAGTTTGGTTATGAAATGGAAACACAGTATAGGGTTCTTAGGCTCAGAGATGGAGTTTATTCACAGCAGGTATATCGAGATGGAAAACCATATACGCAAGAATTCGAACCAAGAAAAGCAGACGGAAGCACATTCAACTACATTCCACTTTTCATTGCAGGAAGTGAAAATAACGATGCTAGTGTTGATCTGCCACCTCTCGCTGATATTGCTAACATTAATATCGCTCACTATCGTAATAGTGCTGACCTTGAAGAAAATTGTTTTATTCATGGTCAACTTACCCTTGGCGTTACTTCGTCACTTTCTTTAACACAGTTTGCTGAAGCCAATCCTGCAGGTATAACAGTTGGATCGATGGCAGGACATTTTTTAGGTGAGAGTGGCGGCTTTAGTTCTGTGCAAGCGAGCGAGAACCAATTAGCAGACAAGTTAATGGAACGCAAAGAAGGGCAGATGAGAAAGCTAGGTGCAAGAATGATTGTTATAGGCACACTAGAAAACACTAGCAAAACAGCTACACAAAGTAAAATAGATGCTACTGGTGAATCAAGTGTATTAGCCACTATAACCGATAATGTATCTGAAGCTATTGCTACTTGTATCAAGTGGTGCGGTGATTTCATGGGAATCGATGCAGAAGATGTTACATTCAAACTTAACAAAAAGTTTTTTGATGATGATGCTGATCCACAGTTAATGATGGCGGCTATACAACTTAACGATAGAGGGATTATTGCTAAGTCTGATATCCAAGACTTTGCTAGGCTACAAGGAATAGTCAAACCAGAAAGAACAAATGAAGAAATAGATGGCGAGACAGAAACAGATCCAATACCTTTGACGGCAGAATAACATTTCAGAAGAACTTAAAGACAACGTAATCAGACATCAAGTCTTTTTACAAAGATATGCAAATAGCTTAGGTAACACTTACGCTAATGAACTTGATCGTGTCTACAAAAAAGTAAGAGAGCAGATAAAGAAAGTTGACATAGATACTGCTACGTTTGTGGTGCTTAGAGAGCTACAGAACCAAGCGGGTGAACTGTTAATCCAAGCTAACAGCAAGGCAACAAAAAGAATCATAAAAGACTTAGAGAAGTTAGCCAAGCAAGAAACACAGTGGGCGGCTAAGCTAGTTGAAAGTGAAAGTAACGCAGAGCTTGTAAGTAAAACTATAACTACTGAACAAGCTGTAGCGGTAGTAGAATCAGCTACTTTCGCACCGACACCGAGAAGCAGAGTAAACTTACAAAGTGCTTTCTTAGAATTAGGCAGGACAGCGAGCAAAAGAGCAAGGCAGGCTATAAGCGATGGCATATTGACTGGAATGACGAACGAAGAAATAGCTAAAAGCATATTCGAAAATTCTCAACTAGCAAGAAACCAAGCCAGAGCAATCGCAAGAACTGGCACAAATCTTGTAAGCAACAACGCAAGGCAGAATTTGTATCAAGCCAACAGTGATGTCATAGAGCAATATCAGTGGGTGGCTACATTAGACTTAAGAACAACGGCAGTGTGTAGCGGCAGAGATGGAAAGTTATACAACTTTGGTGAAGGCAATCCAGTACCACCAGCTCACTATAATTGTAGATCAACAACTGTACCAGTAGTGTCAGAAGAATTTAGATCCAAACCTAAGAAGCCGCCACAAAGACCTGCTGTAGGTGCCAAAGGTGTAGGCACTGTAAGTGCCAAGCAAAACTATGGTACATGGCTTAGAAGCCAACCTGCGAGCTTTCAAGACGAATATTTTAGTAAGTTTAAAAACGGAAAAGACAAAGCAAAGTTGTTTAGGCAGGGTGGTTTAAAAATAGACAAATTTATAGATCCATCGGGTGCTGAATATTCTTTGAGCGAATTGCAACAATTAAATCCAGTAGAATTTGCAAAAAGTAATATTTAGTGTTATATAGGTAACTGGTATATTATATACCTAGTCATATAGCTAAAAGCTATATTGTCAGCCAAGTCTCAGAGAGACAATCATTACTAACTTGGGGTTAAGAATGAGCATAGAGTACAAAGTTGATGAAGAAAAATTTTCATCATTAGAAGAAGGTGTGCAAAATTTATACGAAAAGAAAGATACTGGGTATCAGCTTAAAGTAGAAGGGTTGCCACAGCAAGAGGACGTAAGCGGCTTAAAGCGTAAGGTAGACGAACTACTTAACGAAAAGAAAACTGCACAGCAGAAAGCGGCAGAAGCAGAAGCATTAGCGTTGAAGGAAAAAGAGGAAAAACTTGCCAAAGAAGGCAAGTGGGAAGCTCTATATAATTCATCGGAAGATGCAAGAAGAAAGTCTGAACAGTCCTTAAATGATTTAAAGAATCAGATTGAAAGACAACAAGTAACAAACAACGCTTTAGAAGTAGCATCAAGTTTAACTAAAGATACAGCAAGAGCAAAACTGTTATCAGAAAAACTTGCAGAGCGTTTATCAGTTGTCGATGGAGATATTAGAGTAACTGACACTAAGGGTAATCCTACTGTCAGTACTATAGAAGAATTGACCTATCAGATTAAGAATGAATATCCTTTTTTAATCGATGGATCACAAGCCACTGGGGGTGGTGCAACTGGAAATTCTGGCGGGGCTGGAGATTCGAAAACTTTAACTCGCCAAGACTTTGAAGCACTACCCAATCATAAGCGAATGGAGTTCATCAAGTCAGGCGGCAAAATAGAATGATTATTTTAGGAGAAAACCGCTATGGCTTTAACCCTTACTGGCTTAGCCAATGATATATATGTTTCTGCTGACCTCGTTGGTCGAGAGTTAGTAGGTTACATTCCATCTGTTACAATGAACTCATCCGATAGTCGTGCGGCTATTGGTGATTCAATTAAATCAGCAATCACCACAAGTGCTACTGCGGCGGGCATTACAGAAGCTATGTCTGTGCCTAACGATGATACTTACACTATCACTAATAGCACTATGTCGATTGACCAACAGCGTGCAGTTCGCATACCTATCGAAGGTGAGCAAACTCGTACACTTCAAAACAATGGCACTTACTCTACAACTTATGGTAATGCGATTACGCAAGCCATGAGAGCTTTGACTAATGAGTGTGAATCATTTTTGCACACTACTATTAAGGAAGGTGCAGGATTCGCTACTGGTGATGGAAGTTTATTTAATACTTCTGGTTCAGAGCTTGATGAGATTGCACAAGCAAGAAAAATATTAGTTGACGAAGGTTGTCCAACTGATGATATTTCTGCGGTAATCGATACACTATCTGGTGCAAGATTACGCCAAGTTGCAAACCTTCTTAATGCTAACCAAGCGGGTACTGGCGATATTCGTACTCAAGGTATTTTAATACCAGTCTTTGGTGTTAATGTTCGTGAATCTGCTGGTGTCGCATCGCATACTAAAGGCGGCATGACTGGTGCTGATGTCAATGCTAGTGAGCCAGTTGGAGAAACTACTATTGCATTCGATGGTGGTACTGTTAATACAACTGGTATTACAGCGGGTGACGTAATCACATTCGGTAACGAGGGTGGCGGTACTGCTGATACAACTAAATATGTTGTAGGTACTGGATCAACCTCTACAAGTGGTACTATCGTGCTAAACGCAGGCTTGAAACAAGCACGAGTAGCTAGTGATGAAATCACTCTTAATAATACTCACTCACCTAGTCATATGTTCCACAGAAATGCAGTTGAGCTTGTTATGCGAGCACCTGCTATGCCAGATGGCGGCGATGGTGCTGATGATGTTATCACTGTAACTGATCCACATTCTGGTTTAGTTTTCCAAGTTGCAATCTATCGTGGATATCATAAATCTTTGATTGAAGTATCTACAGTTTATGGTGCTAAGGTTTGGAAGCCAGAATTTGTGGCTACTATGATCGGTGGTGCATAAGCACTGATTGAATGAAAGGTTGGGCAGGCAATAAGGCTCCGCTTGTTGTCTGTCCCTTTTTCAAAAAGGAATACTTATGCCAACAGCACTTGTAATTGAAACTGGATCTCAAAGCACGACAGCTAATAGTTATATTACAGTCGATGGCTACAAGACCTATCGTGATGACCGCTATGGAGTAGGAAACAATCCTAGCAACGATCAGATAACTCAATACATATACAGAGCTATGAGTTACTTTGAAACTCTTAACTTTAAAGGTTACAAAGCTACGGAAGAACAAGCGTTACAGTTTCCAAGATCCGATCTGCTTATAGATGGATATGGTAAGGATGATGACGAAATTCCAGTAGAAGTTTTAGAAGCTATGTATGAGTTAGTCTATGCTTATGAAACTGACAATGCACCAGACAAAGCTGTTCCACGTGAAACAATCAGCGAATCAGTTAATGGTGTATCTGTAACTTATAAAAGCAGTTCAGCACATCAAACTTTGACACCAGCAGTCACTAACGCACTAAGGAAACTTATTAAGCCTGCCTTACAAATAGCGAGGGTTTAATGAGCTTTGATTATTCAAGACTAAACGAAACAGCTACTACGCTTATCAAAAGGTTTGGTCAAAGCGTTACCTTTACACGATTAGCAGAAACTTATACACCTACTGGATTTAGTTCTAGTAGTTCAACTTACACTGCTGATTTAGTTGTTATTGATTCACCTAAAATACAAGACGAAGAAGGATTGATTTTAGAATCTAAGCAAGCGTTAGTATCTAGCACCACTGCAATATTGATTAGCGATAGTGTCGAAGTTAATGGTGAACACTTTAGGGTTAACAATGTTAAAGCACTGAAGCCTGCCGCTACATTATTATTCTATGAAGTAGAGTTGGTATCGTAATGGCTAGACAAACTTGGGGTGCAGGGAAATTTAAAAAAGGATCTATGAAGCAGGTTTCAGATTTCCTGCAAAAGAAATTAGGTGATCATGTCAGAACAAAATGCTTTGATATTTTTTCTGATACGATTCGAGCTACACCAGTAGATACTGGTAGGTTAAGAAACAACTGGAATACAAGTTTGAATGGAGTTGATCGATCTACCACAGAAGGTAAAGGGTCATCAAAGATACCAGAAGCAAGAAAGGTAACAAATAAGTTTGAGTTGGGTGACAGTATTTTTTTTGCAAACAACTTACCTTATGCGATGGCAGTTGAGTTTGGCGGTTATGTGCAAACAGAAAAAAGCACAAAGATAACTGGCAAAGGTTTTTTGAAGCAAGCACCTGCGGGTATGCTTAGGATATCAATTAGGAATCATGTATAATGAGTTCAGTTGATTATGGTTTGATTACAGAAAGCACAACAATCAATGTTGTTGCTGGTGCTCAAACTGATACGACAAAAATATTTAAAAATATTCGTATGGCTTTCGAAACACAGTTTAATACTGCGGCAAGCCAAGCGAGTATAACGAACAAAGTTTTTGAAAACACAGATTTTGATGCGGCAAGTTTTGCTAAAAATTCTGCAACCACAGAAATACTTAGAGGTACTTTATTACCTGCCGCAACAGAAATTTCTACTTTAGGTTCTACTGGAACAGACTTGAATACTGGTATATTTCAGATAGACTATTATTGTAGAGTTGGGATTGGTGGATTTACAGATAAGCTAGATACTATAGCAAACCAGTTTCCTAAAAGTGTTCCCATCAGTGCAGGCGGCACTACTGTGAACATTAACAGCGTATCACTTGGCGTAGGGCGGCGAGAAGGTGCATTTTTTGTTAGAAATTTAGACGTATCTTATTTTGCGGTGACTGCCGCTAGGAGTTAGAAAATGGCTATAGCAACTGGTCAAATGCAGACCTTATCATTTAAGGTAGAAAGTACCTTCGGCACTAGTGCAGGCGGTGACTTCGCTTTAATAGAACACAATTCAAACAGTTTAGCTTTAACGATTAATATGCTTGAAGAAGCTACACTAAGAGGAACTAGAGAAGTAAATGAATTAATACATGGCACTCATGCGGTTGGTGGTGATATTACTTGTAACCTATCAAACCAAACAGCACATGAACAACTTATCCAAGCCGCACTTCACGACACTTCTGCTACAAGTTCGACACAATTTAGTATCGATGGAAGTAGGCAGTCATTCTCTTTCGCTAGAGAATATACTGATATGGGTAGCACCGATGACAATCAATTATTTTTAGGTTGTGAAATAAATACTTGTGCTATAAGTATTCCTGCTGATGGTTTCGTTACTGTTACATACGGCATTATTGGTTCGACTATGACAAGCCATGACGCTAGCCAAGATGGAAGTGCTACTGCTGTAACAGCAGGTTCAGTACCTTATCGTGGACAAGATGCAACTATCATTATTGAGAACACTGGTGGTTCAAGTACAACTGGTCAAACTATAATTACACAGTTTGATCTAAGTATAGAGAATGGTTTGGAAAATAATTATGTAGTTGGTAACAACAAATCAGTCGAAGGTGCCATAGGCAAAGCTAGAGTTACTGGTTCATTCACTTGTCACTTTACTACTGGCGATTTCGTAGCAAGATTTCTTAACGCTACAGATACTAGAATAAAAGTTATTCTTGGATCTGGTACAAGTGGTATGTCTTTCGAGTTGCCACGATGTCGGTTTACTAACACTGCTACAGAAGTTGGCGGTGAAGGTATGGTAGAATGCTCTGTAGACTTCACTGCATTACAAAGTTCAGATGGAGCAACAAGCTGTATTACTTATGACAGCAACTTAGGTGACTAATAACCTTGTGGGTTAAACTTATTCTCTAGGGGGGAATATGAAGCTAAAAGATATATATACTGTTGATGACCATGAGCTAGGGGCAGAGGTCAGAATAAGAGATGGAGAAGGTAAACTTACACCACTATACATAAAGGTTAAGGGACTGGATAGCATAGCTTATCGTAAACAGCTTAGGTTACAAAAAAGGAAATACCAAGAAGCACTTTTACAAAACAAAGAGCTTGAAGAAGATAGTTTTGTAGTAAGTGCGTTAGTTGAAAGTATTATTGGTTGGCGTGGTACAGACGAAAAATTTAGTAAAAAACTTTGCGAAGAATTACTTACTAAAGCACCTTTTGTTAGAGACCAGATTGACGAGTTTATAAGTGATAGGAAAAATTTTACCAAAGCCAAGCGGAAGAAGTAATTTCGTTTGGCAGATGGGTTTTCAAAGCTAACGCTAGATCACTTGATGGCAAGACCACTAAACTTCAACAATGGAAAGCTATAGAGCGTATATCTGGGACAACACCAGAACCATTAAGGAATATGCCTACTTTAAAGCATTTCCACGAACACTTATGGGAAGCATATAACACTATGATGCAAGGGGTAGAAAGACTTTCCTTGCAAGACATCAAGGCTTATTCAGATTTATATGATGAACCTTTTGAACGATGGGAAGTTGATGCACTACTAGGTCTTGACAGAGCGAGGTTAGAAGAATGGCAAACGAAGTAGAAACGCTTATATTTAAAGCCCAAACTTCTGATCTAAAAAAAGCAGAAAGAGACTTAGATTCATTAGAGAAGAAACACGATGAAGTAGGTCAAGCTACTGATGAGGGCGGTGGCAAACAAAGAACCTTTGGCAAAATACTAGCAAGCAACAAAGGAAAAATACTAGCGGTTACTGCCGCTTTAACTGGATTAGCTTTAGTTATCAATCGTGGATTAAAAGCGGTTGAAGAAACTGGTGCTAACTTCTCTATATTAAACGCAAGACTTGTTACCGCAACTGGTAGCACACAAGCCGCGGCACAAGCATTTAAAGAACTGAATGCCTTTGCCCTAGAAACACCATTCACACTAGATGAAGCAGTCAATGGCTTTGCCCTTTTGAAGAACTTAGGGTTAGAGCCAAGTAGAGCTTCTATGACCAGCTTTGCCAATACCTCTGCGGCTATGGGTAAATCATTAGAGCAGATGATTGAAGCTGTTGCTGATGCAACCACTTTCGAGTTCGAAAGATTAAAAGAGTTTGGTATAAAAACTAAACAAGAAGGCGATACTGTTAAATTTACTTTTAGGGGTATTACTACAGAAGTTGGAAAGAATGCGAGAGAAGTAAAAGAGTTTTTAGAAAACATTGGTAACACTGCTTTCGCAGGTGCGGCTATAGAACAAACTAAAACTTTAGCAGGCTCAGTATCGAATCTGCATCAAGGTTTCGATCTTTTAAAAATAGCGGCAGGTGAAGTAGCAGG